TTCCAGTACGATACCAATATGGACAAGGCGGCAGACGACATGCGCCGGCAGATGATGAGCGGGCAGACGTATGCGGGCGCACTCAACGGAGGGGAAAACGCCATAGCGGGCACACTTGCAGAGAATCATCTTCAGGGGGACAATGCCTTCGCTCAAGTCAAGGACTTGATGACGCAACCAAAACCGATCGTGCATGGCGCATGGGACGGAAAGGATTAACCATGAAAATACCCGAAAAACTCGAGGAACGCGACTCGTTCTATACCGACCTGATTCGGAAGTGTACCGCGACGCAGGACGAGCGCGCGACGGAGTACGGGATACTGCGGCACTTTTATCTGTTCGGGCGCTCGCCCGAGGAGGACGAAAACTATTTCAACAAGATATTCCCGCACATCGATACCCTTGTTGCATTCCTGTTCGCAAGTGAAACGACAAAGTTCTCCATCCACCTGCCGAGCGGCGAGAATGAGGAGGAGTACCTGAGATTAAAACCGCTCAACCGCGCCATGAACGATATGTGGCTGTCAAGCAACGCCGACCAGGTGTTCAGTCAGGCGCTTACATGGAGCCTCGTTTACAATTCCATGTTCATCAAACTCATACCCAAGGGGCAGGAGATATATCCGTTCTGCATCGAGCCGTCATGTATGGGCGTGCTGCGCGAGGACTTGCCCTACACCGACCGGCAGGAGGCGATAACCCATACCTTCTACACTACCAAATCGCAACTTGAAGATGATTTGATTTCCCACCCGCAAAAACAGTACATTCTGGATAACGTGTCGGCATCGCCCGTCGATATGAACAAACCGGACGGGCTTTCGCGCATCCTGCTGACTTCATCGAACCCCACCATGCAGGGGAGCGTGAACTCCAACCTCAACCTCAACATCCAGTACATACCCAAGGTGGACGAGGAACTGATACTCATGCACGAGCTTTGGGTGTGGGACTCGGACTTGCACGATTACCGCGTGGTGACGAGGACGGATACGGGGTTCACGATTTACGACCGCGAGAATTTCTTTCTGAAGGGCGAGAACCCCTTTATCCAGATATGCGCGAACCCCATGTATTCGTACTACTGGGGATTGTCCGAAGTGGCCGGCATGACGGGCTTGCAAAGGTGGCGCAACGAACGTGTCGAACAGATACGCAAACTTCTCAACTTGCAGGTGAACCCGCCGACCGCAATGACTGGATGGATGGGATTGCTGGAGGAGAAACAGTATGCGGCATTTTCACAGGGTTCGTACATCTCGACCGACGGAATGCAGTCAAAAGTCGAGCGGTATGCTCCCGAGATACCCACTGACGTTTTTGCGGAAGTCAAGGAAATTGACGCTCAGTTTGCGGAGCAATCCGGTCTGCAAAACATCCTCATGGGAAAAGGTGAAACGGGTGTACGTACGGGCAAGCAGACCTCAGAACTTGCAAGACTTTCTTCGGCGCGCATCAAGAAGCGGGCGCTGGTCGTGGAGGACGCACTCGAAGGTATGGCAACGCTGTACCTGAAGCTCATGCGCAAGAACGACCCGACGATTTATATGGACGAAAAGAAACAGGAGTTTGTCGCCAGCCAGTTCACCGAACATTTCGTTGTCAAGGTGGACGCGCACAGCAATAGCCCGCTCTTTGTCGAGGACTTGAAATCGCTGGCGATGGAGATGTTGCAGGCGCATTGCATAACACGCGAGCGGTTCATACAGATAATATCCCCTCCCGACAAGGAACTGATAATCCGCGAACTTAAAGTCATAGAGCAGAAAGAGGCCGAGGCGCAGAAAGCGGAACAAGAGGCGGAAGCGGCGAAGAACCAGCCGAAAGGCGAATAGGCATGACCGACGACGAGGCCATCGCTATCGGGTTGGATGGCAACAGGATGCAGTCCGAGGGAAAGTTCAGGGAGGCGGTCGCCTGCCACATGAAACTGCTGGAGCATAACCCGTCCAACTTCGGCGCGGCCTTCAATATCGCGGTGTGTTATATCAATCTCGAACAATACCAGCTTGCGATAGATTACGCGATGAAGGCGATAGCGAATAACCCAAGATGGGCGCAGGCGTTTCATGTTTTGGGAAGCGCATATCACGAGCTGGAAAATTATGTCATGGCGGAGCGCAGCTACAAGATGTGCCTCTACCTTGATCCGCAATCCGAGGACGCGAGAATCAGTCTGTGCCATCTGCACGCGCAAAAAAACGAAGTGGGATACGCTCTGAGGATGGGGCGCGAGGCGGTAGAACTGAACCCGAAAAACTTTGCCGCGTGGCTGAACCTCGGCAACGCTTACTTGCCGCAGGGCGACTATCACGAGGCGATAAAGTGCTACCGAGAGGGCATAAAGTGTGGCGGCGAAATGGCTTCAGCCATACACAGCAACCTTATTTTCACGATGGACTTGTGCGGCGATTTTTCCATGAAGGACTTGCATGACGAGCGCAGAATGTGGGATATGATGTGGGCACAAAAATATCTTCCTAACATAAAATCAGGTAACGCCGTTTCAGGTGATTTTGATATGTGTGTGAGTACACACTTGACAAACGCTTTTATATGCGAGTAGAGTGCCAATCAGCAGTATAGCTGACCTGCTCAAAGTTGGCTCGAACGAACTAGGAGAAAATCATGGCCAAGCGCGGACGTAAACATAAGCGTAAGTAAGCTTATCGCCCTTACAAGGGTCAAACAGGAGGGCGTCAGACCTCCACTTATTTTTAACTGAAAAAATAGTGAGAAATCACTTTTCAGGGTGATAAAAAATGATAAACGGAATGTTGCAACCGGGTGAACAGGTATCCAACCAGCGCGAGGATAACTTCACGGCAGCACAAAACATGATAGGCCAGATAAACGTCGCTGGAGGCCAGCTAATCTGTCCGAACATTTCCGTTGGTTCAGTAGCACTTGCCTCGATGGGCACAAATACATCGGACATAGCAGGGCAATTCTGGATTACCGATATAGAAGTTCCTTACAATCGCATTCTCAAAAACATCAGTATGCTTTCCGGCGGAACCGCCACAACCGATTACTGGTTATGGGCGATTTACGATTCGTTCGGCTATCTTCTGGCTTCGAGCGCGGTTGCCGGGCAGTTGCTTGCGACGGCAAACTCTTGGCAGACACAGCCGATTGCGCTGACTTATGCGCGCGGTACGACAACATCCACACCTGCAACAAGCGTTCAACTGTACGGGCCGCAGCAATACTATATTGCCGTTCAGGGCAACGGCGCCACTGGCGGAGCATTGCAGACCATACCTGCACCTTACCAGATGTGTACCGGCATCCTCGCAGGGACATTCGGCACGATACCTGCCACGATTACGGTACCAACTACTTTCACGGCTGCAAAAGGCCCGATTATTTACCTGAGCTAAGACATGGGCTATATCCATACAGACCTGAAACTTCTCGACCCCGCCACAGGGACATTCGATGATCTTGACGGAGGTTCTCAGACGACCAGGATACTTCTGTTGAATATCCTCATGGAGTTGAGGGTACACACACAGTATTTGCAGGCGATGAACATTGGCATAGTGAATGACGACCCAGCGCAAATGCGGATTGATACCGCGCTCGACCCAAGCTCTTTAACACCTTTCACGGCAACATCGAACTTCTAGGAGATATTCATGGCACAAAACCAACTGCTCGTTGCAAACCCCGCGACCACACAATCGACTGACGGTACGCTAACCATAGGAAGCGCCGGTCGCCAGAACGACGCGCTGATTTCCGAGGTTCACGGAAAATGGTACACAGCCGGTTATCGCGGTGCGACATTCGTGACTTCCACGCTTATCGCCGGTATTACCGTTCCCGTCGCTGCCGCAACATTGGGTAGCAAGTTCACCCTATGGAACCCGGCAGGCTCAAACAAGATAGTAGAGCTTATCAGCATTAACGTCGGTCTTAGTGCTGCGACCACTGTCGTTTCCGGTCTTGGCCTGATGATTCAGCGCAATATGTCAACTACTTCCGGTATCCCGACTTCGTTGACTTCGCAATATACAGCGCCTTTAGGGTTATCCGGCACCGCAGCAGCAGGCGCTTACTCGGCAGCGACTCATACCAACGTGGCGATTCCGGGCGTTTCGGCGGCAACACCCGTGCCGATTCCGTTCTACAACATTCTGACCTTTGGCGCCGTGACAGACTCGGGCGCACAGGCTTTTGACCACTTTTTTGACGGTCGTATTTTGCTCGGACCCGACTCGTCTGTCGCTCTTTGCGATACGGTAGGTACGGAATTGACGATTGTTGCAACATTAACATGGGCGGAATGGCCCCAATAACATGCCGATTCCACCAGAATTGCAGAAGTTGATGGGCGGCGGCCAGAATCCCGCGCCACAATCACCGATGCTTGGTGGCGGTGCGCCACCAAACGGGCCAGCGTCGGCGCCCATGAGTACACCCCAGCCGAACGAGGGTGAAAAGCAGGGCGCGATGGCACAGGTGCAGATGGCGACGGACTTACTGGAACAGACTTTGAAGCCGTTTGGCTCGGAAACCGAAGAGGGTCAGGTGATTCTTGAGGTGCTAAAGAAGTTGGGAACGAAGTTTGGCGACAAAAAAGAGAAGGCTAGGGGGCTGATTCCCTCGGAGATTATGAATTTAGTATCAAGCCTGCCAAAAGGTGTCGGCGGAATGCCCCCACCCGGCGCAGGCGCACCACCACCGGGAGCTGGAATGCCCCCACCACAAATGTAAACTGGAGATGATGCCATGACTGAAATGAGTTTGTTCAAACCAAAGAACTATCCCGCACGGAAGCCGACCGACGCGAAGCTGATGAACGGGAATATCGCAAATCCTCCGCGCTACAGCGAGATCGGCGGGCTAGACGCGCCGCACAAAGGCGGGCACGGCGAGTTCAAGAACAACAAGTCCTTGCGGAAGCCGGGTGGAACGAAGTAAAGTAAGCACTAACTAACCAACTAAGGGGCTAAAAATGGGAACAGTGAGCTTGGAAGGGATGTCGGCGGAGGCAATAAGCGGTCTGGCGATGATTGCGAAGGGGTTGAGTGACAATCCGGCTACACGCGGCGAGTTTCTCAACCTGACCAAGAAGGCGAACCCGCACTTGGCCATACCGGAAGTTGACGTTCCGGTGCAGATTAACGGTGCGATTGCCGAAGAACGCGCCAAGCGCGAGGCGCTGGAGCAAGAAATTTTGAAGGACAGAGTGGAGCGCGACGTGGAAAAGCGGCGTCTCCAACTGATGAAGGATAAAGGTCTGACCGAAGCACAAGTGGGTGAGGTCGAGGCGCTGATGGTTGAGAAGCAGATTCCGAACCACGAAACGGCGGCGGATTTCTACAACATGCAGCGACAGGCCGCGAAGCCGACTCCCTATGCGGGATACGGTTCCCAACAGCTACCCAAGGTGGATACCAAGGATTTCGGCGGGAATATCGGTCAATGGGCAAGGAATGAAGCTGCACAAACGATTCACGGTATCAGATCAGGTCAGATTAAGGTTTAAGGATTTGTGAGTGTCAACAATGGTTAACTACTTGAAAGGAAACTAAAATGCCAGTATTAGGCTCAGGAATTATGCCCGCCCAAGGGGCAATTTCGGCGGAACTTACAGCCGTTACACGTAGGGCTTTTGTACCTAAACTTATAGTCCAAACCTATCAGTCAACGCCATTGCTGGCGATGCTGTTAGCCAACAATCAGTCTGCTTCTGGTGGCGCGTCGAGCATCACGGTTCCGGTGCAGGGCACGAACATGGTGACGACGCAGCAATCGGATTATTCCGGTTCGTTCGCGCAGCCAAGCGTGCAGCCCGGCATACAGAACGCGGAGTTCAACTTGAAGTTGTCGATCACTCCGATACCTTTCCTCGGCATGGAGGCTGCGGTTCAGATTGATTACGCGGTTATCCCCATCATCGAGGCGCGCATGAATGACGCCGGAAATAACCTTGCGGCTTTCTGGTCGAATGCTTTGTACAACAACACATCGAACAACCTGCAACTCATCGGCCTTCCCGGTGCGGTTGACGACTCGACCAACTTAGTGAGCTACGGCAACATCAACCGTTCGACCAACACCTTCTGGAAGGCGAAAGTCTATAATGCCGGCTCGGTCAACCCGACACGACAGAACGTGCTTCAGTACCTTACCGGTTGCGCCAAGTCTGCGGGCGGCGAGATGCCGAACTTCGCGGTGTGCGGCTTCGGCACATGGGCGCTGCTGGCTCAGGACTTTATCGGTCAGGAAACGTACATGGTCACGCCGGGCGCGTCCTTCGACAAACTTGAAGATGGCCCACGCAGCGGTTTCCGCGCGCTGATGGTGGCTGGCGTACCGGTGTTTGCCGACATGAACTGTCCCGAAGGCACGATGTACATACTGAACAGCAACTATCTGTCCATGTATATCCACGAGCAGGGTTCGTTTGCCTTCACCGGTTTCGAGTCCACCTTGAGCAACTGGCAACTGGGTTATGTTGGCGCGATCGTGAATATCGCTGAATTGGTACTGACGAAGCCATCGTCCTGCGCCCGCGTGGGTTCGTACAACTACATTTCGCTATAAGGAGAAACTGATATGTCATTCAATCAAATGGGTTTCGTTGGACAGAATCCGTCACAACGCGCCGCGATATTCAACCAGAACGCAGGTCAAGTCGTCAACGCGGCCGCAGCAGGAACGGTTTTAGACTTGAGTTTGGCGGCCGGACAGACGTGCATTATCCCTGAAGGACAGTGGATTTCCTTTGCAGGCCCGTATTCGGACTTGCAGGTATTCGACATGGGTCAGCAACGCTGGATGGCTTATACGCCGCTGGACTCCGCTCCCCTGCCGATTTCGTCAGATGGCACGAACTACCGCTTCGCCAACTCGTCCGGTTGCCCGGTAGGTGCAGTCGTTACTAACGGCGGCACGTCATTGGGTGCTACTACCTTGCCTACTGTCTATACGCCTACCGGCTACTGGCAGAGCGGGTCATTCACGACTCAGGCAACACCATCGCTCACTTGTACTCCATCATCCGGTTCGTCCTTGTGGAATACTTTTATCGGTGGCAATGTCAGCACGTCGCAGACGATTACTACCCCAGGAACGGGCTATACCTACGCGCCGAAGATTCTGGTCTTGCCCCCATCGAACCAAGGATCGCAGCCGTATATTCCAGCAACCATGACCTGCGTGCTGTCCGGTTTTGGAGTCGGCGCGATTACCGTCACGAACCAGGGCGCGGGCTATGTTTCTGCACCAACCATCGTGTTCCTCAACCAGCCCGGCGATACGTCTGGTTCCGGTGCGGCATTGACCTGCGCACTGGCAAATACAACCACAACAGGCGTTGGCCAAGTAACTGCCGTGACCATCAACAGCTCGGGTATCGCGTACGGTGCTGCCTTGACTGCGGTTCCGACACTTGCCTTCGCGGGTACTAGCGCACCGGCTTCATGCGCCGCGACCGCGCTGATGAACTTCTCGTTGACCAGTGCTGCGACCGGCACGGTTACGGCCGGCACAACTTATGTCGGCGGATACCAGTATTATGTTGTCGGCGGCAACAACACCACGACCACGATATATACCAATCCGGCAATCGAGAAGGGAATCAACCAGCCGCAGCAACCGATTATCAACAGCGCGACAACCGTTGTTATCGGCATGAACTCGCCGGGCACGAACTTTGTGTTCAACGGTGCGGGCTATCAGGTAATACCGCCCTTGATTACGATTCAGGGCGTAGGTACGGGCGGTTCGATCACCGCTCCTTCTGTTGGAGGCGTGAGCGATACCTGCTTGTTATATCCGATTTAACATAGAGAAGAAAGGGCTGCTATGTTCCTCGTAAAAAACAGTAATTCATTCGACTTTGAAGGCAGGTACGCGAGTATAGACTATCGCTTTCCTGCCGGAAAAAGTACCGCAATCCCAGACGACGCGGCACGCCATATCTTCGGCGTTGGCGACGCAAATAAAACAGATGTGCTAGTCCGTAACGGGTGGGTGACGACAAGTTCACAACACCAGTTGGGACTCGACATACTCAACAAATTCTCCTTCAATGTTGCAGACGAGCTGATTGCTGGCGAGATAATCGACGCGCCGAGGCTTTCTGCGTCAAAAGGAAAAGAGCAAGACTCAGCCCCCTTGCAAAAGGGAAGTGGCGGGGAAGCAAAGGGTTCTGACGGACTCGATGAACAACCGCCACAACCCACTATATTCGGGGGTAGCATCTTGGATACGTTGGAAAGCGTAGCAGGAGGTTAGCGGTGTGCAAAATCCTCCTCTGTTATCAGATTATTTGACGCAAACTCAAAGACTTTTGCATGATAGCACGGCAGTTTACTGGTCTGTTCCAGAGCTGACCGACTACATCAACACGGCGCGTATGCGCGTCGTGGCCGATACCGGATGCAACCGCGTTCTCCAGACGTTAAATCTCACACAGGGGCAGGAAACCTACGCCTATTCCGCGCTGCCGTCGGGTGCTTCGACGTTCGACGTGCTGAACCTGACGGTATTATGGGGCGGATTGCGCGTGCCGTGTACCTACATGCCCTATACCGAGTTCAACCTCAAGATGCGCGCGTGGCAGAATTTCCAGAACAGACCGACCGTTTACACGGTTTATGGCGGGAATACCGTCTATGTCGGCCCGATACCAGACCAGACTTATGTGAGCGAGTGGGATACCGTCGTATCTCCCGCCATGCTCGTCAATCTCACAGACCAAGACACGATATATTTTCCGTTTTCCGACCCGATACCGTTCTACGCCGCCTATCTCGCCAAGTACAAGGAGCAGAGCGTGGAAGAGGCGAACCGATTCCTTCAATCCTACGCGCAAAAGACCGCACAGGCCGTGCGTTCTTCGTTCACGCGCCGGATAACCAACCCATATAGCGTCTAGGGGGCAGCATGAACGCTCCTGCCAAAGTAGAGGGCAAGAAAAAGGACAAGTCCTTCCGTGACTTCAAGGGCGTCAACACGCAGTCTGACAGGCGCGTAATCGACGACGACGAGTTCGCTTGGCTGGAAAACGTACAGCCGGTCGGCCTGGGCAATGCCCGGGCACTTGGCAACGCGACAGCGGCGGTCGTAACATTGGGCGTTGCCTGTTACTACATGGCGGAGGGCAACCTGTCGAATGTGTCCTATATGTACATGTTCTCGACCGACGGTTCTTGCACACAGGTCAACCTGACAAGCTATGCGACAACGACGGTGGGCGCTGCTGGCACGTTCTCGGGAACGACCTCGCGCATATGTCAATGGCAAAACTCTCAGATTTGCATAATCGACGTTTCTAAAGGATATTTCACTTGGAACGGCACGACTCTGACTGCATACAATGGCACGGTTCAGTCCGTTACGGTGAATATCGGCGGCACGGGGTTCACCAATGCCACAACGACGACTTTAACCCCGTCAATCGGATCAGCGAGCTTTTCCTGCACCTTGTCGTGCAATCTTGCAACACTTCAGGCAGCGGGCACAAATTACATTGTTGGCGACGTCCTGACGGTAACAGGCGGCACGTTCACTTCCGCCTGCAACATCACGGTCAGCGCAATCAACGTGTCTACGGGGGCGATTACCGGAATCAACCTGAACAATCCAGGAATCTATACCATTTACCCCGGTGCCAACCCTGTATCGGTCACGGGCGGGCACGGCACACTAGCGACGTTCAACCTGACGTTCGGCATCTATCAGGTGGCGGTAGTATCGCCCGGAAGCGGATACGTCTCGGCTCCCACGATTACGGTTGCAGGTGCCGGCGCCGGTGTGAATGCGCAACTTACCGTCAATATGGGCATCACGGCGAACGGAACGACCTTGGCGACGTATGCGGGACGGGTGTGGATAGGGAACGGGCGCACGATAGTTTTTTCCGCAGCCGGTTCGTACAGCGACTTCAACCCGCTCGACTTGGCCGGTTCGCTGATTATGAGCGACGATACGCTGAGAACGAACATTTCGCGCCTGTATTCCGCGAACAATTATCTCTACATCTTCGGCGGAAGTTCGGTGAACATCATCTCGAACGTGACGGTTACGAACCCGACCTTATCGAGTACGGGAACAATCATCATACCGAGCGCGGTGACATTCTCGAACACCAACCTGTCGTCCAACATGGGCACGGACAACGCTGATTCGATTGTGCCATTGTCGCGCACGCTGATGTACGCTTCGGACTATGGGTTCTTCGGCATTACAGGCTCAACTCCGCAAAAGATTTCGCAGCACCTTGACGGTATATTTCCGTACATCAACTTCAATATCTACAACGCGACGGGCGGAACAGTCATAATCAACGGCATTCAGACGCTATGCTATCTTGTGAGCTACGCCGACCCAGTTGCGGGAACGCGCCCTTTGCTGTGCCTGTTCTCGGACAAGAAATGGTATTTCGCCTCGCAGACGACTGCATCGCCTATCGTGTTCATAGCCCAAGCATCGCCAGACCCCGATGTGCCGACGATGTGGGGCACGGACGGGCTGAACCTGTACCAACTGTTCGCCAACACCACAGCTAACATCGCGCAGACGGTAAAGACGAAGTTGTGGGACATGGGTTCGCCTCTGGTTACGAAACAGGCTTTGAAGGCTGGGCTTGAGTGCATACCGTCAACGGCTCCAGCTACGTTCAAGGTGAGTGTTGATACGGAGTACACATCGAACACAATCAGTTTCGGCACGGGCAATACAATGGTGTGGTACAACAACGCAGGCAATGTCATATCGTGGACAAATAACGCCGGACAGGCGATAACGTGGCTATCTTCGGGGTATAATTTCCTGAGGTCTGACGTGAACAACGTGGGAAATTATCTGGGGCAGACGGTCACATCATCGGCTCCCGGAAATGTTTATATCGGATTTCATTTTCAATACGAACCCCGCACTCCTTGGACGGGGATTCCTTGGTAGGAGAATTTTATGTCAGTGCCCAACATATTTGCGGCGGTCAACACGGCAACAGGCTCGCAACTTGACGCTAACTTCACAGCATGTGCCCAACTCAACGCGAACAACGCGTTCACCGGTACAAATACCGCTGCGACACAATCGCCGGGCGACAATTCGAATAACCTTGCGACGACCGCGTATGTTGCGACCGCCGTGTCCGGAACAACAGTATCGCCAAAGATACCAAGCATAACTGCGGTTTCAAGTGGAAGTGCAATAACGGTAAGTCTTGCTACCCAACAATATCTTGACTTTAGAAGTGCGACTTCTGGAAGTGGTGCGGTAACAACCATCCTTTGCCCGACTAATTCCTTATTGATTAGAACCAGTGACACATTGGGAACAGTATCGACCCAGGCCGCGCAGATTCAGGTGGTTGAACTTTACAACGCTGGGACCCCTGTTATTGGTGTTGTGAATGGAACGATAGACGAAACGATACCTTATGCTTCTGCCTCTGTACCTTTGTCCGGCGCTGCTTGTGTAACGGCAGGGCAGATTTACACAGCGACAGGAGTAACGGTTGCAGGGGGTTCTCCTGTGCGTGTGATAGGCCAGTTCACGGCTACGATTACGGGGGCTAACTGGGGGTCTTGTTCTCCTGTATCGGGGGTGATATTAGGACAGAATAGTTTAGGTTATGGGCAGACTTGGCAGGTGCTCACTGTTGGCACTACCAGGGTGGCTGGGACTACGTACTACAACACTACGGGCAAGCCCATCGTTGTGAGCATAAGCACATCTTCCGGGACATCCGGGGGCTGCAACATCACAGTCAACGGTGTGCTTGCGGCGCGGGCTTTTGACAACAGTGGTCAGGTAGGAACTTTCACGTCGGCGGTTATCCCACCCGGCGCTTCCTACGTTTGCGCACTGACCGGCTCTGGCGGTTCTTTCTACAATTGGTCCGAACTTAGCTAAGGAAAAATCATGACACTCTGGATTGACACCAACAACACTTTTCACGATGATGCTAACGGGGCTGCTTTATCTTTACCCTCTTGGCCTCAAGGTATGACCATCGCCACGCCAGCACAACTCGCAGCAATAGCGGCGGCACAGGACGCCGCACAAGCAGCATTGCCAAATCCTATTGGCTTCGAGACAGGCTTGCAAACCTTGTTTGGCGGTACTGTCGGCTGGAATACCGTGCTGACTAAATACCCTCTGATAACCCGTGCGCTTGCGACAAGTAACTGGGCAAACATTCAGGCGCTAATATTGGATGCTCATGCGAAGTCAATCATCACCCCTGCTCAGTACGCTAGTATTCAAGGATTGGTAACGGCCAACAACATTAATAATGTGGTGCTACCATAATGGACTTGACGATATTTAACGATACGGACGTGAACGACAAGGACGCGAGAGCGGATTTCCTGCTCGCCAACGCGCTCAGTCATTCGCAGATAGGCACGGTATTCGAGCAGCGCAAACAGCCGATAGTCGCGTATCCGTTGACAGACGTGGCAGACGAAAAAGATTGGCTGTTAAGGCACAACGACGTGCATCAGGCGGAGTTCGCACTTCTCGGTCTGACTGGTATGCCGAACTTGGCCGACGTTGATCTGACGAAACAGGAACAGTGGTGCGACTGGAGTTTGCAACACAGTTTCATTCACTTGTATGTTAATCAGGCGCTTAATATAACGACATGAGAGCCGAGAGTATAATCAGGAAGATGGCGAACCCAGAGTGCTGGCCTATCAGTCAGGAGGACTTTGCGGAGAGCATACTGGATGACCTGCATAACTGGCACGTTTTCGAGTATGGCGACGTGGTGTTTACCGTCGGCAAGCACAATCCCATCATGCACTTTTACGCTGATGAGTCGGGCGACGGATTCTATTCAGCGTGGAACAAATTTATCGCTGACGTGTGGAACACCATCGGGTTTAATTACATGATTGCTCCGATAATGAATCCGAGGATAAAGAAAGTGGCGATACGCGGCGGGTGGGAAAGCAAGGGTACCACCGAAACGGGCTATGAGGTATTTTACATCCAAAGGAGAACATGATGGGTGGAGGCGGATTTTCAGGAATAAGAAATGCGGCGGAAGCTATCGGCGCTGACGTGGGGAATTACTTTGCGCCTGGTTCCAGTCTTATAACCGACCAAGCAATAAGCAAGGGTGCCCAACAAATTCAATCCTCTCCATTGGGAGAGGTGGGACAACTTGGTTCAGGACTGGCCGGCGCTGGCGTTGGAAGCAGCGTGACGGGCATTCCCGCATCGCCTTCATTATCTAGCGACTGGGCGAATATCACCGGTGCATTGGGCGGAGGTGCGCCGTCAACAGGCGTGGGAATCGACCCGAACATGAACCCAGCAAACTATACGCAGGTGGCTGGTGAAACTGGCGGTGGCGGGGCGTTGAGTACGCCTTCCGAGCAGGCTGGCGTGAATGCGGTCTCACAGGCCGCTGCGACTCCGGTAGGGGGTTCGGACTTAGCAAGCGGCACAACCGACCCGTATTCTTTGGCAACAAAAACCACAGGGCTTAATGTGAGTTCCGGTGGATTAAATCCATCATCAACCATTTCTGGTTTGACAATGCCACAGCAGGCATCATTGGGTAATATGACAGCGGGTGGGATAGCCCCAACTACGGGAATAGGTAGCGGTATTTGGAATACCATCAAATCCGGCGCATCGGACTTGGGCATCAAATCGCCCTTGCAGGCGGGCGAATTGGGGCTGATGGCGCACAGTATGATGAGCCAGCCGTCATCGCAACTAAATCCTACACTGATGAACATGGCGGCACCGGCAAGCGCGGTATCGCAGCAGTTGTTGTCCAACTTCCAGAACGGGCAAATGACGGCGGCAGACCAAGCTAACATAGCCTCGTTCAAGCAGGAACAGACGGCGGCCATCAAGCAGCAGTACGCGCAGGCGGGATTAAGCGGTTCGAGCATGGAACAGCAGGCATTGTCTGGCATCGAGCAGCAGGCTACGCAGATGGAGCAACAGGCGTTGCAGAATCAGTTGAGCCAAGCGACACAAGCGGCGGGCATATCCAACCCGATTGTCAGTTCGGCGGTGAACGCGCAAATTCAGCAAGACCAGCAGGCGCAACAGGCGCAGCAAAACCTTATGAAAGCGATGGCGATGATGAGTGCTGGCGGAGGAGGTTCAAATGTCTAATCCACAGCAAATAACCGGAGTAAGCGACGTTCCCGCTGCATCTCCAATATCAGGTAATGGTTATATGCCTGTTGATAAAATGAAGTGGAGTGGGCAGGTTCCTCCGTCACAACAGCAGCAAATAATGGCCGGTATACAGGCGATGGGTGCTGGCGGTACAGAGATACCTTCCGCTCCTGACGCACTGGCGCAAAAACAGGCTGCAATCGAGTCTAAATACAACCCTCAGTTTTCCGATATTGAAAACCGCATGAAGGGTTCACAGCAGGAAATGGACAGTTCGCTTGCGGCACAAAAAAAGGTCACTCCGCCTCCTGAAATGGACTTTAAGCCAATTCTTAAGCAGATGGACGGGATGACGGGTCTTATGCTTGTCTTGGGCGCACTCGGCGGGCGCAATACCATGCAGCCCATGACTGCGGCACTGAATAACATGGCTGCGGTGCTGACTGGTGTCAAGGAAGGTAATGATGAGCAAATCAAGGCACAGAAAGAACAGTTTGATGCCAATTACAAGCAGGGTATGGACAGGTACAAGGCATTTGTGGAGGAGCGCAACGCTATTTATGAGAAGCATAAAGGCGACTTGGCTGGTATGCGCGATGAGATGAATGCGCTTAATCGTAAAATGGGTTTTGATGAGAAGCAGGCAGAAGTGTATGACATGCACAATATTGATAGGGATAAAATCTTTGCACAAGTAGAGATGCAAAAGAAACGGCTGGATGCGACTGCTGCCGCTTTGGAAGCAAAAAAGTCAGGAATATCTCAGGAAACAATAGATTTTTATACCAAGATGGCGCTACATGGAAACTTCCAGTGGAAGGTCGGATTGGGCCGTTCTGCTGGTGGCTCTCAGTTAATTACGGCAGTAGAAAAGAATATGCCTATCGAGGCCGAGAAGCAGCACGTCACGCCGGAAGAAGTGGGTATGCTGATGGCCGAATTTCAGGGTGTTCAGTCTGAAGAAAAGGCAATCGGGACGAGGGCGGGTCAAATTGAAATGGCTGCGAATGCGGCTAATTCTATGGCCGATATTGTTATTCAGACTTCGGATTCATTTCCAAGAACTCAATTTCCAAAAATCAATGAAGCACTCGCGTCTTTTGAGTCTAATACCGGAGACGTTGGGGTAAGGAAACTTGGCGCTGCAATAAACTCATTCATCAACGGTTACGCAAGAGCAATTAACCCGACAGGTGTTGCAACGGTAAGCGATAAGGAGCATGCAAGAGATATGCTCTCAAAGGCCGATTCACAGGAACAGTTGGAGGGAATTATTGCTACTCTAAAGCAGGAAATGGCGGCTGAAATGGCAGCTCCAACAGCGGTCAGAGAAAAGCTACGCAAAGAACGGTCAGGCGGCTCATCACCTGCGGCAAACACAAGTGGCGGCACTGGAACTGCCACAAATCCCATCCATTTGGACTAATTATGCCAGTCTATGAATATCAAGGCGTCCATTACGACATAAGCGAGACAGACCCATCTGTTGCAAAGTCGAAGATATTGGCGCACCTAGGAAAGAATGATACATGGGGCGGAAGCAAGCCTGTTGCTGGAATAGACAGGTCAAGATTCCAACCTCAAGACAAATTATTTCCCGGCACAAACGACTTTTCTCAAGCGTTATCCGATAAAACAACACAGCTTGGCACTCAACTTGGTGATGTTGCAACCGAGCATGGCGCATCGCCTCAAGTCGGCGGCGTCATAGCGGCCATCCCGCCCACCGTGGCGACGATGGGGATGATGGGGAGGGATATGTTCACTCCAAGCGGGATTAAGGGCGCTGCCGAGGGCATCAGGAGTCTTGGCGCTGGTGCGCTGAATTTAGGGCAGAGCGCAGTAAGCGGCACGAAGAAGGCTATAGACACGTTAAGAGGTAAACCGGCAAAAGAGGCTGCGGAAACCTTACTTGGAGAAATAAAGGGAAGCACTGAGGCGGCAAAAACAAATCTTATGCAGCAGGCCATGAAAGAGACTGCCGCTTGGGACGACATAACCAAGGCCAAAACTGACGCTCTCCATAAGGTTCAATCAAGTAAAGAGTCAACTGATGTTGCGCTTGAGAAATTCCCGAAAGAAATGGAAGCGGAAAGAAATGCACTCAAGGAAAAATGGGAACAGGATGTGATGGAAAAGGAGATGGGAGACAATCATATTCCACCTCCTCCGGTAAAACCAAAGTATCGCAGACTTGATAATGAAATACGGAATAGCGGAATACTGTCATCTGACGAGTTATCTGACATTCTAGGAACAGGCAAGGGAGAGGCAGGCTTAAGAGGCGGGAAAAAGGCGGTAACTCAAGGTGAAAAAGGGCGGTCAATAGACCATGCCGTAACATGGATGGTGGAAAATGGATGGCTGCCCAAATCGGTTCTGAAAGAAGCAGACGGCGGAGCGCAGGAAGCTCGTACAGTAATACGCAATGCTTATGACAAGCAACATGCTCCCATTCATCCAGACGACCAAGAGGAGATGTTTAAGCATGCCCACGAGAAGAATTATTGGGAGCAGACTTTCGGTCAGCAGGCGCAAGAAGTATTTAACAAGAGAATACAAAACACCCCTGCGTTTAAGAACGTCGTTAAGTTAATTGACGACAAGATTGCGAAGTACGCAGGCAATAAGACAGCGATTGCAGCCCTTGAAAAAGTCAAGGCAGATATTATGTCTCCAAACTTTGCAGGTCTTGATGTAGAGCGCCAAGCTATAGGTTCGAGGGCGTATCGTGATGCCTTATCTCCTGAACTACAAAACACCATGAAAGATATTCATGGAAAACTAACCGAGGCCATGAGCAAGTATTCCGAAGATTACGGAAAAATGCTTGAGAAGTGGGGCGAAGGAAAAAAACAAATAGAAACAATAGAAGAAGAAAGCAAAAAACTCGGCAGGCAAGAAAAGGCACAAATAGGAAGGGTTAATGCAAGTCAAAAGGCGGCAGATGAGGCTGCTGCAAGCACTTCAAGCAAGGTAAGCCAATACCAGTACGAGATAACCAAGCTAGATGCTATTAGGGATAGTAACGAAGTTGCTCCGGCTGCGCTAGGAATAGCAAAAAAAATGCTCGCAGATGGAAATATTGACGCACATCAATATATGGAAATAACAGGAAAAATAGATGCAGTAGAAAAGTTGTACAAGCAAACAGAAAATTACAATAAGGCGATGAAGTGGGCTCTTGGTACTGCCGGAGCTGCGGGTGTTTACGAAATTGCTCATCACATGTAAGAAAGGGCTGAAAGTGGCGACTAAACCAAAAACCCAAGTGGTGAACGCGGAACTGGAAAAGTTCCTGACAAAACTAATGAAGGAAGCCAATAACAGTAACGATATGTCACTGACGGATAAGATGCGGATAGTGGATAGAGTCCTTAAACTCGAAGCCATGAAAGCAAAAATTACTGATGATAATATGGGCAGCGGTTTTCATAGTGACGAAGATTGATTAAAACGAGGGGGCTGAAATGGAAGAGATTGAACAAGTTAAGTATTTGTTGAGATTTATCAAGGCTGGGAGTACAGTATTGTCGGCACGGATAGCGATGCTGCTGGCATTGATACTGACGTTTGCGCTATTTGCTTGGTGCATGATACTGCCGGATGTTTGGAGGTTCGCAACGGCGACGACTTTCGCCCTGCTGATTTTTGTACCAACCGTGATATTGGATATACGGAATGTGACTAAAGGAGAATGACATGAGCAATATCTGGAACAAAGCACCGCGAAAATTCGTTGACCCAAAAGCGCCCGCATCACAGCGCAGCGTCAGGCAGGACTTCGGCACAGGGAAGGGTAATCCTGACGATAACCCGTCAAGCGGCGGTATGCCGTTCCACGCTGCCTTCAGTTTCCAGAATCCGAATCCCGGCGCGGGCGTGCCTTGTAAGGGAAACAAAGTCGTAAAGGGGAAATAAGCCATGTCAGCCACACCTTTAATACCCAACAACATCGGCAACTACCGCTTCCTGACCGGCACGAACTTCGAGAAGGGTATCGTGGCTCACGCGGGCGGCGGACAGGCGCTTGCATACCCAATTACCGCACAGATGAGCCGCATCGACACGGTTGTTACAGCGGGCGACTCGGTGGTGTTGCCGAAAATCCTCTTGTATGGCGTGGCACAGGCCAACAATGCTGCGCAAGGACAACTGTTGTTTATCTACAACAACACGTCGAATTCGTGCGCGGTCTATTCCAACACGAACGATACACTGAACATTTCCGGTGCCGGAGTATCGCTATCCCTGCCTGCTGGCGGCACGATGATCGCATACCCGATTGACTACAATCAGTCAACGAACATCGGAGTGTGGAACGCTATACTGTCCACATCAGTTCCGGCGGGCTACTCCACCGACCAGAACGGGAATGTGACTGGGTTGGTTGGTCCTAATACGAATCCTGTTCCATTTTCTACATCCATAGCAGCATCATACTTTAACATCTTACCTACGAATGCAGACAACACAGCAGGATTTGCGGCTCTTGCCACTTATCTTGCAGGTCGGATGGCTGGTAATAGACCAAAAATTACTTTTCCAGCAGGAACCTTTTACGCTCAATCAATTAGTTTAAGTGTCAGTTCTTTAACAGGTGCGGGGATTTACCCAACAGTTAATTTTGAAGGGGCAGGCCCAACGGAGACATTGTTTAGCGCGTTGACTCTGCCAGGTAGCCCGACTTCATCTGTGTTCTTTTCAATCGCTGCTTCCTATGTGCAAGGCATTAAGATAGATGGTATAGGACTCGTAGGAAACTCTAGTAATACTTTACAAGATGGTTTAGCTATATATGCCGATGTTTTAACTACTAACAATACGGGTGGATTAAGTGATGGTATCTTTGAGCATGTAACTATATCTGGTTTTACTGGTCGGCAAATGTGGACAAAAGGAGGTTCATACAACGCTCTTTTCCCGATTCAGTTTTCCAAGTTTGATAGTATCGGTTTTTCTCGTCCAACAAGTGTTGGTTATCCCTGTTTGGAAATGTTAGGGCAAACCGGACAAATAAGTTTTATGGGTGGTTCCTATTTGAATGGAACAAATATAAGCACCAATGGGGGTCCCAACTTGGTTGTATCGCAAGACCATCGGTGGCAAGTATTACAACCAACCACAGAGTACCCAACCACTACAAGTACCACCCCCTCTTTCGGGGCTTGTTATTGGACTTCAAACTCATACAACTATCCATCTGAAACTCCTTTAAGGGTTGTACCAGTTCAGGGTCAGTCGCTTCTTTTCCCATCGACTTCTGCTGTCCCTCAACTAGCTATAGGCACAACTTATTGGCTTACAAGAATGAATTTATGGGGAGATTCGCTTTCTGTCAGTTTAAATGACACTGATTTTACTTTAGCAACTTCTCCCGCTTTGGCAGGTACAGAAGTTTATAGCTCGACTGGCGCAGTAACCATTTCTGGGACTACCCTAACATTGGCGGGTGCTAACGCTTCTCTTGTGGCAGGTCAAAACATAACTATAAATAATGCAGGAACATTTAATGTCTTTAGGAATAGTACCGGAGGCATATCACAGTACGCGCCTTTTACAACTTCCATCGCAACTTATGCTGGCGGAACTTCAGTAACGCTGGCAGGATCGGCTCCAACCTCTTTTACCAGTCAAGCATATTCTTATTCAGCTCGAAATGTTGTAACTTACGCAACAGCGGGAACTCCTACCAGTTACCAGTTTATTCCTTTGTGGTCTGCTCCTCCTGTAACAGATGGAACTGCATTAACGATACTTACATACAGCGAGAATCATCGTTTAATCACAGGTGATCCCATACGTTCTATCGGACTAACAACTAACATTACGAATGCCAGTTTAACTACTAATACAACTTACTATGTAAGACGAATCAATCATACTCAATTTCAATTGTATGATACATCAGCACACGCTATTGCTGTCAGTGGTAACACAGGCGTTGTAGTTTTAACAGGTAACGCAACAGACTGGAATAACTTTGGTTTTGTATTGAATGATGGGACACAAAATGGAACTGCTGGGACAAATCCAACAGGGTTAGTGGCACAAGTCCCTTACACCATAATTAGTGACAACTTAACATCACAAAATTCTGAGACTGGTGTTTATTTTAACAGTGTAACTGACTGTCGTATTACCCCTCACTTTGAACAAACCAGAAGAAATTTAGAAGCGTTTAACGCATCAAATGTAAATATTATAGGTGGTCATTTTACTGGGTCTCTGGATGCAGGAAGAGGCTCTGCGGTTATAAGCTCTGGCACTAATACTAATGTTACTGTAATGGGGAATCCCGAACTTGCCGCTTATGATAGGGTAATTTGGTCAATCAATGGTGGCACTTTTAATATAGATGATAACTCCCCCTTTTGGGTGCTTAATGACGCTGTTTCTTATGGCATTCGTGCAATAGGAGCGACTAAACAAGTTTCGGTAAGTGCTAATGCGATTACTATAAATAGAGCAAAGACGGTTTTTATAAACCCAAGTGCCAACTATATTGCCGCTCTAATAAGTAATCAATATTCGGGCGCTCTAGTAACTACACGATGTCATACAGGTTCTCCTTATTATGTTGATTTTTATGGGAACGGAACACAAGGAAATTTATCTTTTTCCGTGAATAACCAAAACCTGTTTTTGGGTGGAGCATTCCGTATGCGTATGCACCTAAATGCTGTTGCCACCTGGAAGGCTTCGGATACAGATATTAATGGCTGGGAATTGGTTGGGACAACAGGGAATGTTAAATATTGGCAATATGTGCCTACGGCAACAGCTACCACATCAGGGACATTTACTGTATCCGGAACTAACCTACTGACTGTAACTGGAACTGTTACGGGTCAAATATGCCCTGGAATGACTATTTCTGGCGGCGGTACTGCGGGAGTTATACAATCTATAGGAAGTGCAGGTACAACTGGACTAGGCGGGACAGGCACTTATGCTGTAACAGCAGGAACAAACGGAACAGCTACAACGCTTACCCTTACCAACATCATTCCAACCATAGGAGGTGGTGACGTAGAAGTTGATCCTCTTATAGCTGGTGTTACTGTTAATGCTCCGGTAGGAAGCGCATCATCATTGCTCGGTCAAACACTCAATTTTCATTTTTTACAAAATGGAACTGGTGGTTATACCGTAACAATGAATGCCGTATATAAAGGCACTGCTCCCGGTTCTGGGACAGCAGGTCAACAAATATGGCTTAGTTATAAATCAGATGGAACTGGAAATTGGTACTTGGTAAGTAATTCTGGTTGGCTAACTTAACAATCCCCTACACAGAGAGGGCAAGGAGGGAACAAATAATGAACGGAACACCAGAAAGGCGAGCGCGAATACTGGGTGATGAAGACATCGAGGCCATACGAACACAGTTTCAATCCCCGCAACATAGCGGAGAAGGGAATAAGAATGAGTCCGGACAACTTTGAAAGACGTAGTGAACTGAACGATGTAGCTTTTGGCAGATTGCTCGAGGGTCAGGAGACCATGAAGAGGCAGATGGACGTTCTGACCACGAAAGTCGAAACGATAGAAACTCGGCTCAACACTGGGAAAGGGTTCGCTACCGGAGCCGCTATCGGCCTTGCATCACTCGGCGGAAGTGTGGGAGCCTTTGTTCATAAAATGCTGGAGAATGTGAAATGACTTGGACATATTCTCAATCAACCGGACAACTATCTGATGCGGACGGTAATTTAGTCGCTACAGGATACTCTGGGGGAAATTGCGGGAAGAACCCCGACGGTGTCAATAACCCGGCGCTCCAAGACCAAGCCTGTATCGGCCCGTTACCACAAGGTTTTTATGGCTTGGGTGTTCCCCAGGACAATCCGCGACTCGGCCCTTACGCCATACCGCTTACACCTGACGCAACCAACGAGATGTACGGACGTTCAGGATTCTTTGTGCATGGCGACACTTCCGCGATGGATAGGAGTGCCAGCGAGGGATGTATCATCATGCCTAGAACGGTGAGGGAGCAGATGTACAATTCACAAGACCACACGTTACAGGTGGTTGTATGAACCAGTTTGAGGACGATGATATTGATTTGGGCGAATGGGGCTTAGCCTGATGTGTCTAGAGGCTATGTGCGATGTTATAAATGTCATACATGGCAAAAGTTCCATGATCGATGTTTCATTTGTGGTGCATATTTGAAAGGAGTATCAACATGGCAAGTGTACGTGAAGTTTTGGCGGCCAAGATAGCAGCAGGTGAGGCAGACTTAGCCTCTTTGAAAAACGACTTGGCAGCAGAAGAAGCAAAGGCTAGGACTTGGCTCGATCAAGAAGTTGAAGGCATAAAGGAATTTTTTGCAAATATCGGCAAACATCTTTAGGAGAATGAAATGGCAAATACAGTAGAAGTAACGGTTGTAGGCACAGTGCAAGCGGTTGCGGCGACTGACATACCTGAAAGTATAGTAGTCACGCTTGAAGGTCAGACTAATGTCACCTTGCCCATCTCTGGCCCTTATGTAGCGACATTTAGCAATGTTGCAGATGGAACTTACAACGGAACAGTGCAGTCAGCAAGGGCTGATGGTAGTTTGATTGGTACAGCAATCGCCTACACAGTAACGGCTCTTAATGCTTTTGTTCCTGCGAGTGTTACGGTAAATGTTACCTCAGCATAATCATGTGCTGGCTGGTTAGATGGTGGGAAAGGAAGTGCCTTAAACGGCATAAAGTATTTGTTCCTCTTTGCGTGATGATAAAGGTGAAATGATGGACATTACTGGAATTGGTACGGCAGCGGAAGCGGCGAAGAGTATAATCGGGATGTTCTTCCCCGATAAAACGGCAGAGGATCAAGCGAAACTCTCTGCCTCTCTTGCGCTGTTGAATGCCCAGACTAATATCGATACGGCGGAGGCGCAATCAAGTGATCCTCTTCAACACTGGAGAGGTGGACTTGGCTGGGTATGTGCGTTTGCATACTTCTGGAACTTTGTCGGTCAACCGCTGATTATTGCTTTCGCTATCCTGTTCGGGCATCCAGTTACCCTCCCACAGCTCGACATCGGTCCACTAAGCACCCTAACGCTTGGAATGCTCGGACTGGGTGGTCTACATGTTGCCGAACGGATTAAGGGCGTATCGTAGTCATTCAGCCAAACCTAACGTTCGAGCGGGACTGCCGCGAAGCAGCCCGCGTCAGCCCCTCAACTCTACGTTAGAGCGCACCCGCGTTTGCGCCCCGTGAAATCCATCCCACTGCCTATCGGTCAATCGCGCGGCGTGATCTACCACAACTCCGGTCAACTCAAGTCCTCTCCAGCGATCCTCAAGCCATGTCGGTGCTTTTATCTGCAAGTCCTCGCGTCCAATTTTGCGCGCCAGCCAGATTGGATAATCCGTTTGATTGTTACACCAAACAAAGACCGATCCTTTCGGTGCTGCCTCCATTTGCCGCGTTGTTTCCCCGGTTCCTCGTTCCATGTTAATCTCCGTAGTAAAGTTCCGTCTAACCCGCCGTTCGAGTCGGACGCGATGAAGCCGCGCCGCTCAACTCTACGTTAGAGGGCTTCCCATTGCGCGCAGTCGTACATCAACTTCGTGCCTTCCGGCAATGCGTCAATCCCGCAATAAATTCCATCGTCAGGGTCGCGCACATTGTGTTTGCACGTTTTGCAGCCTTTTCGTGCAGGGTTCATCCTGCATCGCTGCTCATGCTCCGTCATGCGTTTTTTGCTCACGACGGCGCAATGCCCGCACCTGTGTTCGCAAAGGTAAGCTGTCGTTTTTCTTGGCATCAAAATCCCCTAACTTTACGCTCTAGCGAAGCGCCCGAAGCGTGGTTTTTCAATCAAAAATTTATACGCGCCCGCTCAACTACACGTTAGGCACCTCGCCACAATTGGCGCATCGCCCATTAATTCGCTCATGTCCCCACTGGTTACACGTTGGGCAGGTTATCGGGCATTCGATAGCGTGCGGCTCGTCTTCGGCGAGTTTTTTCATGTCAGCTTCGAGCATCAGCCAGGGCGATTTTCTCAATCGTCGCACGGCGGTATCAAGCCAGTCGTTGTCGTACCATCCGCCAACGATTCGATGCGCGATCTTCCTAGCCTCTTTTGCTGTGTGAGCGAAGATTAAACATGCACCCTCTTCGCTTCCTGCGCCACGGCTAAAACCCATGTAAATGTTTAACATTTCTACTCCGTAGTTCCGGTGTCTAACCCATCATTCAAGAGGGACAGGCCAAAAGCGGCCTGCCCCTTAATTCAAGCGTTGTGCGTCACAGCATTTATGAGCTTCGGTTGCAGCATTTCAAGTTGTTCCCGCAGCCCTTCAAACCATTCTGGTGTGCCGCTGCCGGCCTCGGTATATGCAAATGCCGCTGCAGTGTATTTTGTGAGTTCCAGAGCCTCAATTACCAGTGTGCGCAGTTCATCACGCTCGTTGTGGAGATCACCAACAATCTCACTCGGGCAATCCATCGGACGCCATCCTTTATCGGCATACGTTTCTATCGCCCTCATTAAAGCTCGGCCTACATCTGCCATATCATCATCATTAAATTCTTGTACCATATCGTTTTCCTCTCCGTTGAAAGTACAGGCCAGAAGCGGCGCAGCCCCTTAGCTCCACGTTATGCCCCAGCAAAGCGATGATCTGATGGCATCGTTATTCTTGCGAAAACTCTGTGTACATCCTCGCTTACAGGGATCGACTCATGTACAAAGTGATTGTTCCCGTAATAAACGGTGTTGCGCTTTAGCATAAAAGGTTCATTCAAACTGATTGCGCTACAATCACCGCCGACTCCGGGCAATCCATCGAATTCCCCAATCCATCCAAGACAAGATTCAAAGTTTGATGCCAAAATTATTCCGCCAGTTTCCGAGCCATATAACCTCATGTGATCTGGTGACGTTATTGCTGGCCCATTTTCCCCTACCTTCCACCCACCACCACCACCCCAATCTAAGACATTCCTGTCGTAGCTTCCGTCTGTATGTGCGCCGCCGCGCCGGAGTGTTTCGTTTTTCTTTAGTGTCTTTCCGTGTACGGTTAAAAATGCAGTGCCGCCAGCGTGTTTTATGTTCGCAAGCAGCTTTTCCGCCACGACTTTAAAATCATCACGCAACCCGTTAAGGGTGTGCAGGTCAAATGGCATCATCGAAAATTCACCGTCAAACATCGGCAACGCAATCTCGTTCGTAACAACAGCGATACTCTTCATTTTGATTATCCTTTCATTCAAGCGGGACAGGCCAAAAGCGGCCTGCCCCTTAATTCAAACGTTGTGCGCCTTCCGATATTTATCATTTCTCCGTAACTGCCATTCTCCAATTCCGATTGTTTCTATACAATATTTGTCAGGATCACTCCATGCGTATGGGTCATAGCAACTGCAAGATAGCGCCTCAAGAGTCTGCGCGCATACTGGGAAGCACATTAAATCATGCCCTACCACTTTTATTTTTCCAGAATAAAATCCGTTCTTGTTATTCGTCCTCATCACCGTTCCTTTTATTCCAAATCTCGGAAAGAGAAATATGCGGGTCATCACCGGCCTCGAATCTTAATTGGGTGGTAATTCTACATTCCGCGTTAGAGCATTCTATAAACCATCCGCCAACACTGGTATCAATTAGCGGGTCGCCTTCGATCATATCGAAAAACGCATTACTTCCGCAACAAGGGCACGGCTTTAGCGTTGTATCATTTTCATCGTTCATTGCGGCGAGTTCTGCTACCTTGTCTGTCCGCCATTGTAACGCATGTCGTAATTCTCTCCGTAGTTCCACTATATTCAATAAGTCGACTTCATCAGGCTCTAGCATTCTAATCTCCTTTACTTGTAGTTTTAGCACCTTGA